CGGGCGCCGACGGGGGCGTCCACCGTGACCCGGGTCGGGCCCGTCGAGGAGACGCGCGTCACGTCCACGCGGTCGTCACGGACGGAGACGCGGAGATCGACCGCCGCGGGATCCGTGGCGGAGCGCGCCTTGAGCGCGCGCTCGAGATCCGCAGCCACCCCACGCACGGCCGCGCTCCGCGTCCGCTCGATCATGGCCGCCTCCGCCGTCTCCCATCCTGGCTCCGTGCGTCGGACCAACTCGCCGAGGCCCCCCCAGCCGATCGCCGTCAAGGCGGACGCGAAACTGGGCCGCCTCCGCTCCTCCTGGGCAAGCACGGCCGCGCGCGTCTCGACCGCCGTCCGGAGGAGACCGCGGCGCACCTCCGGCCGATCCTCTGCGGCGGCCGCCTGGGCGATCTCCCGCGTGATCCTGACGCCGCTGACCGCCCGACGGGCCTGGAGCGCCTCCGCTTGTTTGACAGCCGCGATCACTGCCCCGATCGAGAACGCGATGGCCCCGATCAGCGCCGGGATGCCGCTCATCGCCGTCACGAGGGGCCACAACTTGATGGCCGCGATGGCAATCAATACCCCCTTGACCCCCCCGAGCGCGTCGAATACTCGGCCGACGACACCGAAAAACACGCGAAATCCTTCGGCAATCGCGCTGAAATCGAAGCGTCTCACCCAGTTGACGACGGCAGAGATCCACTCGGCGATCTTCGTCGCGATGAGGGCGCGGTTGGCGACGATCCAATCCTTGAGTGCTGTCAGGAGGGGCCGCACAACCGGGATCAAGGCGAAGCCGATCGCGTTGCGCAAGCCGCCGATCGTCGCCGAGAGAACCTTCATCTCGGCGTTCATGGCGCTGGCAGCCTCGGTCGCCTCCTCGTCGAACACGAGCCCGAGGTCGCGGGCCTCCTGACGGAGCCGCGCGATGCCCGCCGCGCCCTTCGCGGCGACGTGGACCATGTCCATCCCGCCGCGGCCGAACGCCGCGACGGCGAGGGCGCTCCGGTCCGCCGGATCTGCGACGGCAGCCAGACCCTCCAGCATGATGCGCACCGCCTCATCCATCGACGAGGCGCCTATGATCGCGTCGCGGAACGAGGGCGGGAGGCGCAGGAGCATCGTGTTGAGCGCGCCCGTCCCGAGCCGCGCCTGGCCGATCCCGCGCGAGAAAACAAGGAGAGACTTTTTGAAGGTCTCAGCCACAACGCCGGACTGGTGGGCCGCGTACTGGAGTTCCTGGAGCGCTTCGACGGAGAGGCCGACTTGTCGGGCAAACTTCCCGATTGGACCGACGCTGGAGAGGAACCCCTTGATGAGCCCGCCGATAGCCGCGATCAGCCCGCTGCTCGCGATCCCGGCGAGGCCGAGGCCCCGATGAAAGAGGCGCCCCATCTTGTTTGTGATGCCGCCGAGTCGCCGGAGCGCCCCGCCGAGCCGGGCCTGGATCGTGGTCGCCATCCGGCGGACGGGGCCGGTGAGCTTGTCCACGGCCTGGACGACGGCCTTGATCCGGTACGTCGTCTGCCCCGCCATCATGCACCCCCGTCAGCACGCCGCAGCACGTCGAGCACGTCCGCGGCGATCTCCAGCTCGTGGCCTGTCATCCGGAGCATCCCCGCGATCGGCTCACCCCGCGCCGCGAGCCGGGCGACTACCTCCCGCCAGCCGCCGGGATAGACGCGACGGAGCCGACCAAAGGGGCGAAAAAAGCGAGGAAGCGCTCCATCAGCACAGGCATGTCCGCCACGTGGACCGTGCTCAGCACCGGCTTCGGGACGGCGCAGACGTGCGCCATGACCTCGCGCATCATCTCCACGCCAGTCGCCCCGGACGCGGTCATCCGCTCCATGGTCTCGACGTGGCCGACGTTCGGCTGGTTCCGGATCGGCAGCTCGTGGACATCCTGACCGTTCACCCGGATCGGCCGCGAGAGCACGATCGGGCTGGCATAGTCCGGCGGAGGGGGCGGCTGCCTGTCGTCGAGCGCCGCCCGGAGATCCGCCCGCTGCGGACCGTCGAGCCACTCGGCGAGGGCCACGAGCGTCGCCGGCCGGTCGGCCATGGCCGCGATGAACTCCCGCAGGTCGAGGTCTGCCACGGCTGCCTCCTACGTCGTCCGCCGGCCGCGGCCGGTGACGGTGCACGCGATCCGGGCATTGCTGCGGTCCCCGAGCTGCACGAAGGCCCCGTCGAGCACGTCCGCCGTCCCGTTTCCGTAGTCGAGGACACACCGACAGTTGTCCTTCGCCTGGAGCGCGTCGTAGTCGTGCGATGCGAGGGTGAGGAGGGAGACCTGGATCGAGTCGGCCTCTGGCACTTCTTTGTAGTAGACCCCCCCATCCGCCGCCACCTCTGCCTCGCGGCGCCTGGCGTTGTCGAGCGAGCTCGTGGTGTCGCTGGCAACCGCGTAGAAGGTCCCGTCCACCTCGAACGTCTTGCGTCCCTCGGTCGAAGCCATCGTCCCCTCCTACTCCGCCGCCGCCTCGTCGTCGGTCACCAGCCTCGGCTGGAGCAGGATCCCGAGCTGGTCGAGCTCAGGGACCCGAACCGGCGGGAACAGGATGTTGACCCTCGTCGGCACGTCATCGTCGGCCTCGACCACGCGGTTCGCGACGAACGCCTCGACGTCCTGCACGATACCCCATCCTTGGTATGCGAGGAATCGCGAGTCGACCGCGCGCGTGATCGCCGAGAGCGGCACCGTGTCCGGAGCCGTCGAGACGGCGTCCTCCGTCACCCGCTTGTTCGCAAACACGGTGGCGAGGTGCGCTTTCATGTCGCGCACCATCCGCATGTCGTCGAACGCATGGATGGGGTCTCGCCGTGCCTCGCTCTCCTGCGCCGCGTCGTTCGTCTGGTAGGTCGAGACCCACTTGCGGATCCGGACCTTGCCCCCCTCGCAGTAGAGCGGGGCGATCCCGTCTACGAGCAGCGACTGGCAGTCGGCGTCCGTGAGTCCCTCGCCGTCGGCGAGCGCCGTGATGCCCGTGAGCGCCATGTCCTTGACGCCGCGGGGCGCCGGCACCGCGCGCATCCGCTGCGCGACCACGCCCGAGGCCGCCGCGGCCAGCTCCCACGGCGGGTTGAGCGCGTTCGGGCCGGCGGTCCAAACGGTCTCGAACCGTTTGTCACGGTTGTTGCCGAAGCTCGCCAACGTTGCCACCGTGTCGACGGCGCCGGTGAGCGCGAACCCCATCACGCCCCGCTGCGGGGTCCACCGGCTCTCGATCTCGGTGTCCACGGCGTCCATCTGCGTCGTCGCCGCCCATGGGTGGACGACGCAGTCGTAGCGCTCCGAGCCCATCGCCGAGATCAACGCAGTGATGGTCGGGTCGGTCGCGCCGCCGTACATGGGGATCGCGCAGACCGAGAGCCCGGCCGGCAGCCGCTCCCCGGTGAGGTGCGTATGCCTCAGGTCGATGTCCGTCCCGAGCGTGCCCGCGTTGCGCGCCGTGCACGCGAGGTAGTCGGTCACGAGCGGTGCGGTCGCATTCACGGCGCCGGTCGCCGTGAACAACACCCTGTCCGTCGCGGGGGCAGCGTCATCGTCGAACGCGACCGCCTTCATGCCGCTGATGCTCGCCACGTACTTGACGCGGATCGCCAGACGCGCCGACGTGAGGACGAACAGGTCGGCGCCGGTCTCCGTGATGGACACGAGCCCGTCCGTCGCCTCGTCGTAGTAGACGGCCGTGCCGTCCGGCGTGCCAACGCCGCTCGCGTCGTTGTCGAGGATGGCGATCGTCGTCGCGTCCGACAGCGTGACCGTCGTGTCGGCGTCGCCGCCGGAGTTGTCCGCGTTGAACGTGCCGATGTTGCCGCTGGACTGCGTGACGTAGAGGACCTTGCCATTCACCAGCGGGTTGGCGACATGCTTCATCCTGAGGGTGACGGCCGTCGTCACCACGGCGGTCGTCACGCCGAGGTTGCTCACGTCGCCTGCGGCCGCCACCGCAGCGGTCGCCACCTCGTTCGCCGTGTCGTCGGTCCCCACGGCGACCGGGATCCTGCGACCGCCGACCCAGATGTCCAACTCGCCGGCCCCGGACGCGGGCCCCACGATCGCGAAACGGCCGGTCGCCTGCGTCGCCCCAGCCGCATCCGCGCAGAGCATGAGGCGGAGGTCGCGGTCGGCGCCGCGGTCGTTCTGCAAGTAGCGCTCGGCCATCTGCGCCGCGATCGAACCGTCGCCGGCGAGCGTCTGCGCCTGTGCCGCGGAGGTCACCCGGTGGGCCGTCGCCACCGCGCCCGTGCTGGAGACCGTTTTCTGGCCCAGGATCAGCGTCGGCCCGGTGAGTGTCGGGTTCGCCTGGACCCGCGAGTCGTCGAGCTCGACGTAGACGCCCGGGACCCGCCAGGACGCGGGGAAGCCGGAAAACGAAATGGTTCCCATTGGTTACTCTTCCTTCTTCGCAGCCTTCTTCGGGGCCAGCGTCTTCGGCTCGGGATCTGGTGCTGGCGCGATCTCCGGCGCACGGACCGCAGGCTCTGGCCTCGCGTAGACGAGGTCCGGACCATAGGCACCCTGGCATCGGAGCATCCGCCACCAGTGCGGGAGCGAGACGTCCACCTCGTACCCCTCGGGAGGCATCGCCGCGAACCCGCGAGCCGGGTCCCGGACGAGGACTCGGCGGGCCGGGTTGGGTCGGACGTGTCTGCGCATGGGCCCTCCTACGTGAGGTCCACCTCGGCCACGACGTCGGGGGTCGCCTCCGGGTCGACGTAGCCGTCCCCGTTCGCGTCCACCCCGTCCTCGCGGAGGAGGTGGAGATTGAGCCGCAGCGTCTCGAGATCCACGTCATCCGCGCCCTCCGAGAGGAACTCCTCGGAGATCTCGAGATCGAATGTCACAAACGATGTGATCCGGTGCGCCTCGCCGGGCGAACCGGGAGGCTCCCGCTCTATCCGCACGGTCGGCACTCGGTCGATGTCGAGCTCGTTGCGGAGCGCGTCCGATCGGAGGACCGCGCCGCGCACGGTCCGCTCCAGCGTATCCGCGGCCGCGGAGAGCTGCGCGTCCGTCTGCCCGTCCGACCGGCGGGACATGCACTGGACGAGGAGCCGCTCGGTCGTCTCCCAGTGCGCGTCCGTCGAGTCCTCCGAGCGGCTGTCCGCGCCCGGGGTGAACACGCAGATCGCGGGATGCTCGGACGTGTCGGGGTAGGGCGCCTGCGGCGAGTCATAGACCCGCTGGCCGACGAGCGCCGACACCCCGGCGTGGGCCCGGAGGAACGCCACCGCCGTCTGCCGGATCTCGGTCCGCGTCGGCATGGGCTACACCTCTGCGAGGATCAGCATGACGGAGCCGAATCCGTCCGGCCGCACCTCGTCCACGTCGTAGTCCGTCCCGCCGTAGGCGAGCCGCGTCCGTGTCTCCGGGTCCGCACTCACCGTCACGCCGAGCCCGGCGAGGTACACGATGTCGGTTGGCCCTGCCGCCGGGCTCGTCGTCTGGATCGGCACCCCGTCCATCCCCGGCTCCTCGCGCGTGTACGCCGAGGAGAACGGCATCACGGCCGCGACCGGATCCCCTCCGAATGGCGTGATGGTCACCGACTCGCCGAATACCTGTCGACGAGCCGGTGCCATCACGGCCTGCACGGCCTGGCGGTAGGGGCTGGTCACGGAGACGTCTCCGCGATGGCGAGGAGGGCTGCGATCAGATCCGACCGGCGCTCCCCGGGGGCGAGCCCATAGGCCGCGGCGAGCGTGCGGAGGTCCGCCACACGCATCCGGCCGAGCTCGCGCGAGCGAGGGATCGGCGGGCGAGCCGGTACGGCGGGTGCGGTGGACACGGGGTCATCGACCTGCGCGGGTCCAGCGTCGAGGGACTGGACGGAAGCGGCCGCGGCGGCCCGGATGGATTCCCCCGTGCGGGCGAACGCATCCCGCGCCTCCCGCTCGCGACGGGCCGCCTCCTCCGGATCGGGACCGATCGAGACCCATCCGAGCCGCTCCCGGATCTCCCACCAGTCGCGGAGGCGCGGGTCCGTGAGGTCGATGATGCTGCCCTCGACCGGCAGTATCTCTCCCGAGCCGAGCACGTCGCGCACCGGGGTGCACGTCGGATTGCACGGACGGACGAGGCGCCGCTCGCTCATGCCCACCTCACCTACGCCACCGGCAGGCAGATGAGGTAGAGCCGGCCGTCGTCTCCGGCGGCATTTTTCACGACGGAGACCGTGGTTCCCGCCGCGATCTCCGTCCACGTCCGGTCGAGGGTCGAAGGCATCGCGATCACATCCTCCACGGCACACGTGATCGCCGACGTGATGGCGTGCCCGCCGCCCGCCGCGGCGTCGTACAGGGTCAGCGTCCCGCCCGCGTTCGCTCCGGTGCAGTGTACCCAGGTGGATATGATGCGGAACTTCCGGTTGGTTGCGGGGTTCAGCGCAAGGTTGAAATCGATCGGCGTCGCGGCCGCCTCGCAGTTGAGCTCGATCATGAACTCGTTCGCCGCGAGGACCGTCCCCACCACGGACGCGACGGCCATGTGGTCGACGTCCATCGCGCCGGAGGCGATGTGCTCCGAGTTGACGGCGTCGTCCGCGAGCTTGGTCCCGTCGACACAGTCCGCCGAGAGGTGCGCCGTGTCAATCGACCCGTCGACGTAGTGCTCCGAGTCTACGGAGTCGTCCGCGAGCTTCGCCCCGGTCACCGCTTCCGCTCCCAGGGCGGTCGTGTCCACCGCGCCCGCCGCGAGCTTCGCCGTGGTCACCGCCAGAGCGCCGAGCGCCGCCGTGTCCACCGAGCCCGCCGCGTAGTGCGCCGTATCGATGGACCCATCGACGTAGTGCTCCGAGTCGATGGCATCATCCGCGATCTTCGCGCCGGTCACGCAGTCCGCCGAGAGGTGCGCGTTGTCGATGGACCCGTCGACGTAGTGCTCCGAGTCTACGGAGTCGTCCGCGAGCTTCGCCCCGGTCACCGCGTCCGCCCCCAGGGCGGTCGTGTCCACCGCGCCCGCCGCGAGCTTCGCGGTCGTCACCGCCAGAGCGCCGAGCGCGGCCGTGTCCACGGCACCCGCGCCGAGCTTCGCCGAGGTCACCGCCCCGGCGGCGAGCTTGGCGGTCGTGATCGCGCCGTCCGCGACCGCGCCGGGCACGAGCCCGCCATCCTCCAGACCGCCGGCCGCGGTGAACTTCGGGACATTGCCGGTCGCGCCGACGACCTTGTCGATCTTGTTCGCGAGGTCCCCGGTGAGGCTCGCCAGGGCCACGCCGTTCAGCGCGACCTGGACGTAGTTGCCCGAGGCCGCGCCCTGCGTCGTGCCGATCGCGTAGTTCGCCGAGGAGTCCGCGTCCTCGACCTTTCCGGAGGTCGGGTTCCAGTAGGAGAGGTGCCCGGCGGAGAACGTGTCGGTCGGCTCGCTGGGCAGCCAGACCTCCCCCTCCTTGATGAACGAGGCGGTCGCGCCCGCGTCCGCCGTCGCCTGCGGGACGAGGAACTCGGACCCGATCACGATCGGCACCCCGGAGGTGCACCCGCCGACCGGGACCACTCGCTGGACGATGCGCCCATCACCCTTGTAGTTTGTCACGTTCATTCTCCTCGCCCGGTCGCCTCCGGGCTCATCCGGTCATGCGGCTCAAGGCCGCGTCAACATCACGCACCCGGGTTGCACACGCCCCCGTGGTAGCCGACCACGGCCGCGCCGAAGTCGTCCGTTACCTTGAGCACGATGGCGCCGCTCTCGAACACCTCGTTGCGCTCGATCGCCGGCCCCGGTCCCTGCCCCTCCAGCGTCCCGCGGACGATCACCGGCGCGCGGGCGGGGTCCGCGAACCCGTAGTAGACGGCAATCGATGTGTCGTCGAGGCGCGCGTCCGAGTGGATGTTGTTGACCAGCGCCAACAGGCCGTCGGGCTTCGCGTTGCTCGGCTGCGTCGCGACGAACGCCGCGAAGATCTGCCGGGCGACGAACTCCAGCTCGGCCGGGAGCACGAGGTGCGCCATGGTGAGGTTCAGTTTCTTCGAGTTCTCCGTCTGTTTGCGGAGCTTCATGAGCATCGCCCCGAGCTGGGCGATGGACGGCGCGGCGCCGGAGCCGAGCAGGTTGTTGTGGGTCGCATGGAAGAGTGCGACCCCGTCGCTCATGGCCCCGTTGTTGGTCAACAGCGCGTAGACCACGTCTCCGCGCGTGTCGGCCGCGGCCGCGCCCATGGCCCCGAGGATGTCGTCGAGCGCCCGGAGGTCGTCTCCGATGATCACCTGCCGCGAGATCGCGATCAGGTTGCCATAGCTCCCGAGCGCGTAGTTTTCGCCGGTGTCACCGAAGGTGATGTACTTGTAGGGCTGCCCCTCGGGCACGGCGTCGAGGCTCGGGAGCGCGGTCCGCCGCACGACCTTGGCGGTCTTGAAGTCGGGCAGATCCCGCTCCAACGTCCACGGCAGGAACGTCATCGGCGTCGTCTCGAACGCCATGAGGAGCCGCTTGTGTGCGACGTTCGCCAACAGGTTGGCGAAGTCGCTGGTCGTGTGCATGCCCTGAAGCAGCTCGACTCGCCGGCCGGCGCCCTCCCGGGAGAGGCGGTGCCGCATCACGACGGTGGCGAGGTCGCCGATGCCATCGCCGCAGTCGAGCCGGTGGTAGCGCGCATACTCGCGCGCGAGCTCCCGCATGCCGAGCCCGCGGAGCTCCCGGGCCGCATCCGGCAGAGGGTACTGCTTGTCGAGCCGGTGCATGAGCGCCGCCTCCGCGGCGGACGCGAACTTGTCCGCACCGTCGGCCACGAGAGAGGCCGTCGGCACGCCGTGCATGGCCGTGATCTGCGGGGCCTGCTCCGCCGCCACCCGCTGGATCTCCGCCCGGCACTGCGGGAGCGAGAGGTCCGAGGCGACGAGCCGCTGCGCGGTCCCGACGTCGACCCCCAGCCGCACCGCGGCGTCCAGGATCTGGGCCGTGCGGAACCGGTCGATGGCGACCACGCTCCGCTCCTCCTCGTTCGGCGCGAGCTGCTCGCGCGGGGTCTCGGGCGCCGCGACGGGCGCGTGCTGCTCGGGCATGATCACCTCCATCTGTGTGCCGCTCATCGCGGCTGGCACCGCCAGGCGCTCGCCCGAGCGCTCGGCGGACAAACACGTCGTTCCCATGTCGGCAGCGACCGGCACGGGCGAGATCTCGTATGGCTGCCAGCGGGTCGCTGCATAGAGGGGGCGCGGCCTGGCCGTTCCGTCCTCGCGCAGCTCCATCGAGAGGATCTCCACCCCCATCGAGAACTTGCGCGCGATCCCGCCGGCGATGTCGCGCCAGATCGGCTCGACGTCCGGGCGGTCCGAGAACCGGAGGGTCGCTCGGGCCGTCCCGTCCTCCAACCACGCCCGCTCGACGACGCCGATCCGGTCCGCGTTCCGCCACTGCGCGTGACAGTCGAGGACCGGCGCGCCGGTGTTGAGCAGGGAGAAGTCCGCGGCCTCGGGCGTCAGCTCGAAGACGAGGTCGTAGTACTCTCCGCGCTCCGCGGAGTATCGCTGGACGGCCGCGCCCGTGTAGAACACCACGTCGACCGTCCGCCGCTCGGGATCCGCCGTCTGCGGCGGCTCTGCGGCGAACGTCATCATGTGGGCGCGGCGCTCGATGTCCCGAACAGGCTCGCTCATCGTACGTCTCTCCTCATCGATACGGCGCTGCCCGACTGGGCTGCGAGGAGTCCGCGGGCCCGCAGATCCGCCTCGTCCTCCTCGATCTCGCGCGTGATCGTCTCCGGGTCACGGGCGCGCTCGCGGAGTTGACGCTGGCGGCTGTTGAGTCGCGCCTCCCGCTCCAGCATGTCTGCCCGAATGTCGTCCAACCGATTGACGGACTCGAACGCCGGGAAGGTCCAGTCCGGGACGTAGACGAGATCGGACCGGAGCCGCGACGCCACTTGCGCAGCCGCGACGAACCAGCCGAACACAGGGGCGAGGAGCAGCGGCGCGATCACGGTCTCGCGCAGCATCCGGATCCCGCGCTGGTACGTGATCCGCCCGGCACGGTAGCTCGACCAGTTGACCTGCGAGAGGTCTCCCGAGAGGGCCTCATAAGTGATCCTCGCCCCGACGGCGATCGATCGGAGCGCGATCCGCTCGTACTCCTCCATCCCCGCGACCGGGGTGGGGTGATTGAGCACAACCTGTTTCCCGCCGTGCGCGAACACGATCGCGCCCGGGGTCACGGTCTCCGTCGGGAGGCCGTGGACGTCGTGAGCGAGGTACGGCCGAGTATCCTCCGCGGCCGGATCGGAATCCGTCACGAGCTGGCCGAAGAGCGCCTCGCTCTCCTCATCGTCGACCTGGACAAACGCGGTGATTGCTGCCTCGCCCTTTTTGCGGATCCTCTCCGCGAGGTGAAAATCGTCGAGATCCCGCAGCGCGATGGCGACCGCGTGGAGCCATGAGATCCCCCGCACCTGTCCGAGGCGCAACGCCTCGAAGACGTGGGCCACATCCGCGGCCGGGACAAACAGCGAGGATAGGCTGGCGGAGATGGGCCACGATTCGGACGGGTGCTCTTGGTGGAGCCAGTAGCCCTCGATTTTACCCCACGGGGAAAATTGCACTCCCTGTATGATTCGCCCGCGGTTGGCCAACTGCTCGTTCTTCAGCGCGTCGAGATAATCCGGCTCCAGCCCCTCGACTTGGAGCGGGATGGCCATCCCATCCTCGGGCAGTCGTGGGCGGCGCCTGACCAGGGCCTCCCCCGCCTCGGCCATGCATCGCACCACGAGGCCCTGTTGCCCGCCGAGATGGAGATGGCTCCCGGAGACGCACTGCGCAGCCCACTCCGCGTGGACGTCCTCCGCGCGGTCGCCCTCGCCGGTGACGACGCGGCCCGCCCTGTCCCGTGCCACGATCTGCGGCATGACGCCGGTGCCGATGAGGTCCCCGACAAGCTGGTCGAGGATCCGGGCGGCGAACGGGTTGTTGCGGGCGAGGTCCCTGGCGCGGTCACGGGTGAGGACGATCGCGGAGTCGGTCTCGCGGATGGGGCCGCGGCTCCCCGGGGAGAACCCAGCGACGAGGCGCCCGCGGCTCGCCGCGTCGTAGGCGAGGCGCGCGCCCCGGCGCTCGCGGCGCTCCTCTCGGCGCCCCCTCAGCCTGGCGAGCCAGGCCACCTAAAGCCCCCTGTCAAACACAGTGTAATGGGCGCTCGGGGTCTGCGTGCCCCGGATTTCCCTTGCCATCATGCGGAGGATCCACTCGATACGCGCCCGGTCCCCGAGCGAGATGCTCTCCCCGTTGGGGAGGTGGACCGAGGTTGCGCCGCTTTGGATCGCCGCCTTGAGCGCGTCACGGTCTGCGGTGGTATAGGCCATGGGCCTCCGGAGTGTGCACGAGTGGCACGCTCGAAGACTAACGCAGCGCTTGGCGCTACCGCAAGATTTTTCCGTGCATGTCGTGCGCACCGGAGGACGTCACGGGGCGCGGAAATTACTCGCGCGCGGCGACGTGCTTATTTCCGGGCGCTGCATTCGTCGTCGCGCTCGGACGGAGGCGTGCAACGACTCCGGCGGCCCGTGCAACGACTCCGGCACCCCGTGCAACGACTCCGGCACCCCGTGCAATGAGTCCGGCCGCCCGTGCAACGACTCCGGCACCCCGTGCAACGTCCGGAGGGAGCGCGCGCAACCGGTTCGCGTGTCGATGCGGCGATCAGGAACTCCGGGGGACCGTCCGGAACCGGCCCATCCGCGGCGCGCTGCCACCGGCGGGCAACGGCTGCGGGCGCGGGGGCGGAGGGGCTGCGGATGTCTGTGCGGGTGCGATCCGCGGCTGGCTCGGCACGAGCGCCGCGGACCGCCGGGACCGGCCGTCGAACCGCAGGCCCATCGCCAGCAGGGCCTTGACGGCGGCCATGGCGTAGACGCGGCAGTCGAGGGCCTCGTTGCGGCGGCCCTCGGGCTTCCACCAGAAGTAGACCGGCCGGCCGTTCTTGTAGCGGGTGCGGAGTCGCTCGGCGGTGAGTTGGTGGAAGTAGACCTCGTCGCAGTGGGAGCCGAAGTGGCAGTAGCCGCGGCCGGGCTCGTCGAGCTGGAGGCGGGCGTAGAGCGTCTCCTTGGCCGTATCGACGCCCACGTCGTAGCGCTCGTACTTGCCCTTCTGGGGCTTGCTCGGCCGTCGCGGCCAGATGGGGTGGGAGCGCTGGGCGGAGTTGGCGACGCCCATGACGGCCCAGACCCTCCTCGTCCGGCGGTCCTTGCAGAAGGCGTAGACGAGGTCGGTCTTGAAGCCGGCGTCGACGCCGGCCGCGGCGATGGGCAAACCGGCAGGCACGCGCGAGTGCGGGAAGCGGCGAAGGAGCAATTCGTCCAGGCGCCCCCAGAGATCCGCCGTCTCCGGGTCACCGTAGAGGACTCGGTAGTCGATGGACCACGACTCCTCGCCGTCGCCCCAGCCGAC